ACGTTTAAACCATTAACATTAAACTCTGCTAGTAGTGATGTTGGATCACTAGCAGTATCAATAATTTCTTGTTGGAAAGAAGTAAAACTAACTAAGCTATTATTCCATTCTTCATTTATTGAAAGTGGTTGATCTGTTGTTGTTACGCCTTTGTCTAGATTAAATGTAGTAGTGGTTAGTCCACCTTGAGAAATTGTAGTACCACCAACAGTTAAATCACCGTCAATAAGAGCATCTCCTCCTACATGTAATGTTGTAAGTGTTCCTGTGCTTGTGATGTTTGGTTGTGCGGCTGTTGTTACAGTACCTGCTTTAGTTGCAAGCGCAACGGTTCCATCTACATTACTACCTTGTATGTTTGCAAGATAATATGCATTGCCTAGATAGTAATTAGATTCTACTGAGTTACCTAGATTAGCGTCCTGCGAAAAGAATTTGCCAATCGTAGTTAATGATTTGGTTAATGAGTTATATTGGAAATCACTATCAGAACCAATCACACCTTGTTTATTGAATAAAATTTCTGAATTTGATCCGGGTGAAACAAATGTACCAGAAATAGTACCATTAATAGTAGTTGCAGACAAACCACCTTGAGAAATTGTAGTACCGCCCACATATAAATTGCCATCTACATTTGCATCGCCTGAAACATGTAAATTAGTTAAGACACCTAGACTAGTAATTTCGGGTTGTGCATGAGTGTAGACTGTACCTGCAACCAATGCATTGGACACTTGACCAACTACATTACTACCCGATACATTATTGGCTGAGGCAGCATTAGCTACTTGACCAACAATCTTAGAACCAAGATACCCATCAGAATCACGTATGTTTGCTCTTACCCATCCGGCATCTACATAATTATCAATGTCAATATTAGCGGCTACGATAAGCCCGGCAACATTTAATGAAACCAATGTACCTGTGCTTGTAATGTTTGGTTGTGCGCTGTTAATGACTGTGTTTGCTCTGTCAGCAACACCAAAGATATTATTTGCAGTAATGATGTTAGCTAAGAAATTGCTATTAGCATCACGTTGTACAATGGTGTTGGCTATATCTAATGTTGTAGGTGCATAACCCTGTAACAATTCAACGTTCAGATTTGCAACCATCAACGTACTTGTTACAGTGAACGGTGGATTGCCACCGGACCTAATAGTACCTGCTATAGACTGTGAACCTATAACTGTTTTTAAATATGAAACGCTATTTACTGTTCCTACAGTAACTGTGTATGTACCGTTGTATTGTGTTGGTGTCACGCCCGTAACTGTAATTAATCCACCAGCATTAAACGGTGGAACTGTTTGGTCAGCAAAAGTTAAAGTAGATACCCCGCCGGTACTAGTTGCAGTTAAAGTTACAAATGTGGTATTCGTTGCAGTAGTGTCACTTGATACACCACCTGATGCAACAACTGCACCACTAACAATGATACCGTTTGAACTAGTAGCAGTAATGATTGTGTTACCAAGACGAATAGTATTACCTGCAAGATATAAATCTCGCCAGTGATTATCAGTAGTACCAATGTCTTCCTCCATGTTTCCGGTAGGAATTAATGGTCCTCTGATTCTTACATTTGTTGTAGTGTCAATGATTGTATTTCTAAATATTGCATCACCGCCATCTAATGTCAATGAATTTAATGTACCGACACTGATAATATTGGGTTGATAACCCGATCCAGCAGTTAACGTTCCTGCTATGTTAGGTGCTGATATAGTTGCAACAACACTCAAATTATTGGATCTAATATTACCAAGAACAGTTAAGTTAGCCGGTCTACCTGTGCTGCCTTCAGTAAATGTGATGTTAGCACTTGCACCTACATTACCTGTTTTATTAAAAAGAACTTGTTTATCTGAACCAGGCGCAGTCAATGTACCTGAAATATTACCGTTGACATTACCGGTGAATGACGGTGCAGTAATCCCACCTGCACCAATAGTTGTTCCACCTATATATAGATTACCGGCAATATTTGAATCACCTAAAACACGTAAACTAGTTAGATTTCCTACTGATGTAATGTTTGGTTGTGCGTTTGTTGTTAGTGTTCCCGTAATATAATTGGCAGTAGCTAAGTTACCTAAATTAGCATTGCCACTTGCAATATTTCCTGTAACTGTTAGACTGTCTAATGTACCAACACTTGTAATACCTGTTTGTGGACCTGATGTTAAATTACCAGTAAAGTAATTAGCAACAACTGCATTGCCTAAGTTAGCATTTCTTGATTGTACGTTCCCGGTAACTGTTAATAAATTGCCATCAAAGAATAGATTACTAAAACTACCAATGTTACCGGCTTTGTTTACTAATATCTGTGTGTTGGCAGTTGAGTTTGGTGCATTGTAAATGTTTGCGTTTGCAAACGCAACTTTGATATTACCGGCAACTATGTTACCTGTAACACTTAAACTAGTTAGTGTACCAACTGAAGTGATATTGGGTTGTGCGGCTGTTGTTAAATTACCTGTTAAACTGGTTGCACTTATTGTACTAGTAGCAGTAATGTTACCTATAACTGCAAGTGTATTACTGTTTGTAAATGTTAGATTGGCGTCACCGTCAATATTGCCGGCTTTGTTTAGCAATATTTGATTATTTGCACCCGGTGCCGCATATGCACTTGCACTAACTCTACCATCGGAAATAACAGTACCGCCGATATGTAGATTACCTTGAAGGTCTGTGTTTCCGTATACAGTCAAGTTTCCGGTAACTTCTAAGTTACTTAGTGCACCAACTGTAGTGATATTTGGTTGATTATTTGCATTTGCATTCAATACTAGATTAGCATAATCAACCGAAAGTGTGTTAGAAGCTTTGTCAAAGGCAAAATTAGCTACACCACCTAAGGTAGTACCTTCATCATTGAATTGAACAAATGTGTTGGATCCACCGGGGTTCAGTACTGCCTCTGTCTGCCAACTTAAATTTCCATAACCATCAGTTTGTATTACTTGTCCAGGAACTCCGCCTGAAATTTGTATATTTGCAATATCTCCTAGAGTTGCACGTTCCAATACTGTTAGTTTGGTTATAACGGTTTCATCAGTGGTGACGGCTGATGAAACATATCCAATACGGTCCCACGTTTGGTTAGTTGCATTATACGAATATAAAAGACCGTTTACGGTTACTTGTTGTCCGTTTAGTGGATTGGCTGGCCAACTCATTCAGAATTCCTTTTTATACTGTATTTATTCATTTTAAAAGTATCTGTTCCGTCAGGTTGACAGTAAATGGACTATCTGCTATACTTACAGCATGGAAATCAAAATCTTAGCACACGGAAACACTAGTCCTGAGAAGGTCCAAATGTTTCAAAAGACTGCCAAATTTTATGCAAAATACTTAAATATTTTAGATTTTAAGTATAAAGTATACATTTGTATAGCCCCTAAACTGCGTCAAAGAGACGGTAACAACGGGGTCTGCGCTAAGACCGGCGACAAAGAAATCAGTATAGCAGTGGATAGTGCTTTAGCATTACCGCAAATGCTGATGACACTTGCCCACGAAATGGTTCACGCCAAGCAGTATGTTCGTGGTCAGTATCGTGGTGAAATATCACGCAACGGTAAGGCAAAACGGATTTGGTTAGGGAAACAATATACCGTAACATATCTCAAGCGCCCTTGGGAACGTGAAGCCTTTCGCCGTGAAGGTGAATTGGCATGTGCATTGCTAGATAATGTTATCCAAAAAGCAAAAAGACGTAAAAAATGATTGACAGTAAATACGTTTACTGTTATACTATGTTTTCTGTATCAATAAGCCATCAACAAGGAGTCAACAATGGCATCACAAGTATCTGACAATCACACTATCACTAGTGTTCAAACCCGAAAAGCAATTCTATCTGCTTTCAAAACTAAACGACCTGTTTTTCTCTGGGGACCTCCCGGCATTGGTAAGTCTGAGGTCGTGCAAGAAATTGCCGATGAATTGAAAGGTCATGTTATTGACTTGCGTATGGCTCAAATGGAACCCACTGACATTCGTGGTATCCCGTTTTTTAACAAAGATATTAGCAAGATGGACTGGGCTCCCCCAGTAGACTTGCCCGATGAGGAACTTGCAAGCAAGTATCCTATTGTTGTATTGTTCTTAGATGAAATGAACAGTGCCTCCCCAGCAGTACAAGCCGCAGGCTATCAGTTGATTCTGAATCGCCGTGTTGGTAAATACTTCTTGCCCGACAATGTTGTTATCGTAGCGGCAGGTAATCGTGATAGTGACAAAGGTGTTACATATCGCATGCCAATGCCCCTTGCTAATCGTTTTATTCACTTAGAAATGCGCCCTGACTTTACGTCATGGCAACAATGGGCCGCAAACAAAGGCATTCACAAAGACGTTGTGGGTTACTTGTCGTTTGCTAAACAAGATTTGTATGATTTTGATAGCAAATCCTCAAGTCGTGCATTTGCAACACCCCGTAGCTGGTGTTTTGTTAGCGATTTGATTAGCGATACAGAAATGGATGAGGATACTCAATTCAATTTGGTAGCAGGTGCTGTTGGTGAAGGTCTTGCAGTTAAGTTTAAAGCACACCGCAAGGTAGCAGGTAAGATGCCCGACCCTAGCGACATTCTTGCAGGTAAAGTGAAAGACCTTGCAGTTAAAGAAATTTCTGCAATGTATTCACTTGCAATTGGTATGTGCTATGAATTGCGTGATGCACACCAAAACAAAAAAGTTGATAGCAAGAAGTTCCACGAAATGGCTCAAAACTTCTTTGACTTCACAATGTCAAACTTTGAGACTGAGTTGGTCGTGGTTGCGGCAAAGATTGCACTTAAAACATATTTGCTTCCAATCGAACCTAGTCAGTTGAAAAACTTTGATGAGTTTCACAAGAAATACGGTAAATATATCGTTGATGCAGGTAATTGATTTGGGCAACGAAAGTTGACTCCCTCGGTGTCGAAAGACACCTTTGAGCGGGGGTGGTGTGAATGCCCCCGCTCTTTTTTATTGACAATAAATCAAACATCTGCTATACTATCAGTATTAAATTATTAAGGAAACAACATGAGTGACGTAATTGCCCCTACAAAAAAGAAAAGACGCAATAAGAAATTTGACAATCTTATTGGTCCATATGATGCTAAGGTAGATAATCTAGCACGTGAACGATTAGTGTCCGCACGTATTGGTTTGTTGTTACGTCATAGTTTCTTTGGTAATCTTGCTACTCGCATGAAATTAGTTAACGCTGATGAATGGTGTGCAACAGCGGCAACAGATGGATCAAAATTTTATTACAATAGCCGCTTTATTATGTTGTTGAAGCCTAAAGAAGTTGAATTCTTAGTAGGTCATGAAGTGTTACATGTTGTATATGACCACATGGGTCGTAGAGGTACACGTGATCCTCAGTTGTGGAATATTGCTGATGACTATTGTGTGAATGCTGACTTGAAAAAGCACAATGTAGGCCAATTCATTACATCGGTGCCTTGCTTGTATGAAAGAAAATATGAAGGCTGGACTGCTGAGGCAGTATATGATGACTTATACGACAAAGCAGACAAAATTAATTTGGATAAACTAATTGACCAAATGCTTGATGAGCATATGGATGGTGATAGCGATGGTGATAGCGAAGGTGAGGGTGATGGAGACGGTGATAGCGACAAAAAAAGCAAACGCCCACGCATGAGTTCCGAAGAACGTGAACAAGCACGTCAGGAAATGAAACAAGCTATTCTGCAAGCCGCACAAAGTGCTGAGGCAGGTTCTATCCCTGCAGGTGTTGAACGATTGATTAAACAAGTTACTGACCCAGTTATGCCCTGGCGTGAACTGATTCAAACTAACTTGACTAGTTGCATTCGCACTGACTTTAGCTGGATGCGAGCCAATCGTAAAGGCTGGCACATGGATGCTATCATGCCCGGCATGACACCGGGTGAAGAGATTGACGTTGTTGTGTCACTTGATATGTCAGGTAGTATTAGCAATGCACAAGCACAAGCATTCTTGGGTGAGATTGCTGGTATGATGGATAGCTTTGATGGTTATAAGGTACATGTATTCTGTTTTGATACTAACACATATAACCCACAAGACTTCTCAAGTGAGAACATGGATCGTATTGATGAATACGAACCTCAAGGCGGTGGTGGTACTGACTTTGATTGTATCTTTGATTACTTGAAAGAAAATGCAATTGAACCTAATCGTTTGATTGTGTTTACTGATGGATATCCTTTCGGTAGCTGGGGTGACCCTGATTATTGTGATACTACTTGGATCATTCACGGTGACAAAAACCCGAATCCCCCGTTCGGTACTTACGCAATTTATGATGAAAAATAAGGAAACATAATGGAAACTATAACTACTCTTGCTAATATTTTTGGTACACTATTCCTACTAGGAAGTGTTGCTGGTATATTCTATGTTTTTTATAGATTATTAAAACATACCTTAACTACTGTTAAAAACAACGATGATTGAGATTTAATATGATGTACATTGGTACTAGTTTTGGTGGATGCTTGCTTAGCCTCATGAATGGTGAAGTGTCCGAGGATGAGGTTATGGTCATCATAACTCGTACCGATGCACCTGACTATGATAGATATATTGGTGTAGTGAAAGCATATCACGCACAAGGTAATCCTTTTGCTCGTAATCCTGAACGTTATGATTTGGATGATTACGAACTAGAGGATTTGGTTGCCCTTGCACATAGATTATGGTATGCTGGTAAGATTCACCAACCAAGAAGATTTGTAGGTGACAATGATTACTTACATCCATTTAAAAATGGTCACAAACTTTGGTTTCAAGTTGTCCCCACTATTGATAATGATACACCTGCAGTTGTAGATGCCTACGAAAAATACAAAATGCTGGACCTATTGACAAGATAAATTTTACCACTAATCAAACTCATATTAAATATCTTAAGCATAAAAGCTTTAGGAGAATATTATGAGTTTTTTAAGACATGTTGGTAAAATGGGTGATAGAAAAGTGGCAATCGTATTTCGGGAAATCCCCGGCGAGCCGCATATGGGTTTAGTTGTTAATACAGAAACACTTCATGCCCAATTACATGATGCATTGATAAGAAGCATTGAAAGCGATATCGGTCAAGCCAGCGAACACCTAGCTGATGCATTAAACCGTAGTTACACACAAGATGGTAAAATCATTCTTCAAGTGTTGCACAGAGAAGGTATGTTGAAAAAAGTACAAACTGCTCAAGTGTTAGTAACACCAAATCCTACTACTACAATTAGACTTGATGAATTAAACAAGATACTAAATGATATGAAACAGGGTGAGGATGCAGTTAGAAAAATGGCTGACATGGATCAAAGTGCAGGAATGAGAACTCCTGCAGAAGTAGCACGTAAAATGCGTGATCCAATCGTATCTAACGCTGTACTTGATGACATGGTTCTTGCTAAACAACGTATTGAACAAGCTGAAAAAATGGAACGTGAAGCAAATGGTTTACTTGCAGAATCTAAACGTTTGCGTGATGAAGCTGTTCAAATGGCTCCTTCATTGCAACCAGCACCCGCAAAAACAACTAAAGCAAAAAAAGCTAAAGTTGTTGAAGCAGTTGTTGCACCAGCTAAAGCACCTAGAAAAACTAAGACCACTGCCTAATTCCGATTAACAAAGGAACCGGGTAATGTCAAATGAATTATATAACAAATGGCAAAATATCCTTGAGGATGTTGAAAAGAGTAAAATACCTATTCAATTCATCAAAAAGATTATTCTTAAATTTCAAGGAAAACGTCAACAAACTATTAATATTCAAACATTACTAAAACAAGGCTTAGAGCCTGAAGAGGTGGAAGAAATAGTTAATCGCAAATTGATTGAACTTGACCATCAAATTGTTAATCTTGAATTTATATTGAATGTTGAAAACATTGCTGATACAGTACAGCCTGAGACAGATAAGTTATTAGGTAAACTATAAAACAAATTGCCCTAAAGTTTAGGGCAATTTGCCAAATGATGTTGTATTAAGTTTAATGATTTGATATAATCGCAACATGAAAACATATTTACAACTTTTACAAGATATATTAGATAACGGAGAAACAAAAGATGATAGAACTGGTGTTGGCACTATTAGTGTGTTTGGACGTAATCTTCGCTTTGATTTGCGTAGGGGCTTTCCAGCCGTCACAACTAAAAAGTTGGCTTGGAAAGCGTGTGTAGGTGAATTACTTTGGTTCATTGAAGGCTCGCAAGATGAAAGACGTTTAGCAGAGATTACTCATGGTAGCAGAGAAGGCACCGTAACAATTTGGACACCAAACGCACTAGCACCTTACTGGAAAGATAAAGCAAAATTTGAAGGTGACTTGGGAAGAGTATATGGAGTACAATGGCGGCACTGGAGAAATGATGAAAAAGAAATTGACCAACTAAAGAACTTACTTGAGGGTTTAGTTAAAGACCCTAATGGTCGTAGACATATTCTTAGTGCTTGGAATGTAGGTGAAATGGATCAAATGGCTTTGCCACCGTGTCATGTAATGAGTCAATTTTATGTCAACAAAAACAAAGAACTCTCTTGTCATATGTACCAGCGCAGTGTGGATGTGTTTCTTGGCTTACCTTTTAACATTGCTAGCTATGCGTTGCTTACACATTTAATCGCACATCATTGTAATTTAAAAGTAGGTGAGTTGATTATAAGTACTGGCGATACGCATATCTATACCGATCATGTTGACCAAGTTAAAGAACAATTAAATCGTGAGCCACACCCATTACCAATATTGATGTTGAATTCACAAAAGAACAATATCTTTGAAATGACAATGCAGGACATTCATTTAGAGAACTATCAAAGCCACGATGCGATTAGGGCAAAGATGGCAGTATGATAATGTATGAAGATTCTGATACTAAGGTATTCACTTATCTGGTGCATGAGTTTATGATGGGTGATGTTGAGGATCCTGATTTATTTGCATCACAACATCTTTGGGAGTGGGAGAAAACAGATTCAGGTAATTGGGTAATGAATAATAGTGAACCCACCGCAAGCTGGCATAGAATTCCTGATGGATATGGTTGGAGATATGAAATTCGTGCTTATCTTACATCAGAACAATTAATGTATTATAGGTTACGTTTTGAATAAATTAGAATTTATTGTTAAGTGGTCGGCTACTGTTTTTGCACTTGCAACAGTGTATCTTACTAGCCATGATATTATACCATTGAACAAATATATAGGTATCATAACTGCATTCTTGTGGATGTGGTTAGGCTTTATGTGGAAACAACCAAGCATGTGGGTATTGAATATTATTATGATTGCGTTATATGTTAAAGGATTATTTACGTTATGAATATTTTAGTGACAGGTGGATTAGGATTGATTGGTCACAATGTAGTTAAGAGACTACAGGATCAAGGACATATTGTATCAATCATAGATACAAAAACAAATTACGGACTTATTCCGCAAGAAGAAATTGACTATCTAATGTATAATCGTTTGAAAAAGATAGATGAATATAAAGGTGCTATCTATACATACGATATTTCAAACAATGATATTGATGGTGTATTTCAAATTGAAGAACCTGAAATTGTAATTCATTTAGCAAGTTTCCCTAGACAAAAAGTTGTGAATGAAAACCCAATTTTAGGTAGTCGTACTATGAGTGAAGGACTAATAAATTTATTAGAAGCTAGCAATAAATATGAAGTAAGGAAGTTTATCTATATCAGCAGTTCAATGGTATATGGTGATTTTACTGATGATGTTACAGAAGATGCCATCTGTAATCCCCAAGGACAATATGGCATTATGAAATTAGCAGGAGAATGGCTTGTTAGAGATTATACTCGTAGAACTAATATTGTGCATACTATCATTCGCCCTAGTGCTGTTTATGGACCTCTGGATGTAGAAGATAGAGTAATAAGTAAATTTTTACTTGCCGCAATGCGCGGAGAAACTATCCAAGTTAACGGTGAAACAGAAACACTAGACTTCACATATGTGGATGACGCCGCAGATGGTATTGTTGCTGCCGCACTATCTGATAATACGGAAAACAAGACATACAATATCACAAAAAGTCACAGCGTGACACTATTAGAAGCCGCACGTATGGCACTAGAACTTGCTGGTGGCGGCATGTTGACCATAAGAGATAGAGATTTAGACTTTCCAAGCAGGGGTGCATTGAATATTGATGCAGCCAGACGTGACTTTGGCTTTGACCCCAAAGTTGATGTAGCAGAGGGCTTCAAAATATACTATGATTGGTTAAAGTCAGACTCATATTTTAATAAATAACTATATGTGGATAATATCATTTTTGCCCGATTGGGTCTTTCATGCAATGTTAATCGGTGGTATACTGGGAACAGTAGCCGGATTTGTATTAGGAATGGTTCCTGGAATCAAAATGTATGTTCTTCCAATACGTGTCATTAGTTTGATTGTTCTTGCTTTTGCCTTATATTTAGAAGGTGGATTAGCAGATTATGCAGCCTGGCAGCTTAAAGTCAAAGAAGTTGAAGCTAAATTAGCTGAGGCTGAACTTAAAAGTGCCAAAGAGAATACAAAGATAGTTACTAAAGTAATTACAAAAACTCAGATTGTACGGACACGTGGAGAAAATATTGTAAAATATATTGACCGTGAAATAGTCAAGTATGACACTAAATTTGCCCCCGGTGGACAATGTGAGATCCCTAAAGATTTTATTAAAGCATTGAATGATGCGGCGGAGGCACCAAAATGAATTTACTTAAATTATTTGTACTAGCAATTTTTATCATACTTGCATTCTTAGCAACAGGATGTAGTACTATTGTACCAGTAACTGTTAAGTTTCCAGAAGCACCGGAACAACTTTTAGTAAAATGTCCTCAATTAGACAAATTAGAAGAAGAACCAAAGTTAAGCGACATAACCAAGACAATCATAAAAAATTATACCACTTACTATGAATGCGCTGTTAAAAACGATTCATGGATAGAGTGGTATAAAATTCAAAAAGATATTTTTGATAAAGCTGGCAAATAATTACTCAGCATTCTTTCCGCATTTAGCACGTTTAGCGTTAGTTAATGCGCCATAGTCAACTGGCCATTCTTTTCCCGGCTGCAATTCTGTAGCGTTTTTAGGGAAAGCATAAGTTACTCCCGCTTGTTTCTGTATATCAGCAACCGATACACGGAACTTAGTCAAATCATTACCCAAGTTAACATATGGTTTAGTATGAGGGAATACCCATCCAGCAACTTGTCCTGTAGTTTGATTAATTACAATCTTGTAGTAAGCATGCGGAACGATAATTCCCCTACCAATAGTCAAATCACCTGCACCATACAATGCACCTACATAAACAGTTAGGGGTTGTTTTAATTGGACTGCCCAACCTCTAACACTTGTCTCTAATAGTTTCCATATACCACGATTCAATGAACCATGTTGTGGATACATGTTAGTCATTAAGAAACTCTCATACTCTACTTGTTGAGTCCAACTCAAGTCACCATCAGGAACAGCATGTCCTTTATCGTATCCTGTACCAGCATAGTCATCCGGTGTTGCACCGCCAGCTATACTCTTGTCAGCAACAAACGCATTAGTACGTGGGAAACACCCTATTGCATTTTGTGGTAGTAATGTATATGCTACATATACTGGAATCTTAACAGGAGCATCATATGCTACAAGATATGCTTCGCGGCAGATTGGTTGTGCAGTACGTGCAGTTTGTGCAAATCCATAAGGGCTATGAACTTGACATGCTTGTACGGGTAGGGGAGGGCGTTGATCCCAAGAAAAAGTGGTTGTAGATGCTAGAGCCAGCATCAGTGCTAAAAATATACGCATATTTGTCTCCTAAATATACGTATATTTATCTTCTATGATTCATTATCCTACGCATGGCATCTAGTTCTTCTTCCATTGTTTGTGGTTGGTCGGGTTCACCTTGTGTATACTGCATACTTGTCTGTACAGGAGCATTCTCATCTCCTTGTTGATTTACTGTTGCTTTAGCAACCCCCATATCGTATGACATGTTTGCAGATGTTTGTTTTCCTGCAGGGTCTTGATACTGAGTTGCATCTAAACTGCCATCGTTGTATCTTTGTTTTTGTCCACCGGAAGCAATTCCCTTACCCTGTGCGCTACCTGTATATGTTTTCTTTGAATAACCATTTAAACTTGGGGTAGTGTGTGAAATGGGTGTACCTTGAACACTGGTTACATCGGATCCCATACCACTTGTTGTAGTCTGTTTTCCGGTACTAGTATCAATAGTAGTTCTTTGTCCTGCAGGACCTTCTTTACCATTGGCATAAAAATCAGCCGTATTTGCAAAGCGACTTACGCCCTCTTCTTCTGTTAATCTATTCAGCATAGAAACGTATGCTTTTACGTATTTCGAGTCCATTTGTGTTCCTTGGAAGTATGTAGTATTTATGATAAATACAGTATTACGGAACATATCACATGGCATACGCAAACATTATTATAGGTGAGTTACCCAACGACGGAACGGGTGATCCGTTACGAGTTGCATTTGGCAAAATAAACAATAATTTTGCTAATTTACAGACATTGGTTGACCCTGAAGGTCCTATCGGAGCTTTTCAGTTCAAAACAATTTCAGAAATTGACGGGGCAACTTCTAACAGTTACTCAGGTACTAGTGCCTTAACATTCGACGGTAGTAATGTCACAATAGGTACTAATATAATACCATCAATTACCACTGTTAATATTGGTAGTTCATCAAATACAATTCAAAATATATATGTAGGGAATAGTATTAAAGTCAATGGTGTAACATTAACCGGTGGTACAGATACTATTACCTCTTCTGCCACATTACGTGCAGTTAACCTTACTGCTACTAGTACAATAAGACTTGGTACTACTGTTTTAGTTGATAGCAGTGCATTCTTGGCAACCACTAGTAATAATGATATTGACCAAACACTATATGAAATCCCAATGTCTCAGGTAAGAACAGTAAGATTTGAAATTACATCAATTGAATCTAGTACACAAAACAGTCAATTTGCAGTAGTAGAAGCTACTAAACAAAACAATAATGCAGATGTAAAATATGTGATATCCGGTACTATATTTGTTGGTTCAGTACTAACACACTATAGTGTAACAACTGCGTTTGGACAACTAAAATTCAATGTTTCACCCTTTGCAAATAGCACTATAACTCATAACGTAGTTGCTAAGATAAATACTTGATATGAGAGCGAATGAATTCATGGCTGAATCAAGCCAAAAGAAAGTTTCTAAGAGACAATCACAGTCTACTAGGGGATTGAATACATACGGTGATAGTGAACATGTTAGTAGTGATTATACTGCATATCGTTTGGGTATGGCAGTAGCAGGCGCAAATGGAAAAGATCCACTTCACATGCCAGCAAAAAGTTGGGTAGGTAAGCAAAAAACCACACACCCATATACGCAACAAGAACAGGATATGCTAAAACAAGCATATAAAGCTGTTGGTGCAGAGTATAAAGACTTAAATCACGGTGACATGAAAAGTAAAGAACTAGACGATACTCAAAAATCAAGCCCAATCAGCGGCTTCAAAGGTTTCGGAAAATAATTCAATCACTTTATTTTTGAATAAGTAATTTTATCTTATTCAGGAAAACTATGATTGATATCAACAACACACTAGACTTAATTAAACTAAAATTCTATAATGAGTGGTTATACACTGCCCATATCTACGATGAGGGCGAAAGCGGTTTTCATTTACAACTAACTAAACAAGTAGTTGAATCTTACATTGACCCATTAAATTTAAAGAAAGATGCACATATCTTAGATTTAGGCTGCGGTCCTGGTTACTTCTTAGATGCAATGAAAGAACGCGGGTACACTAATCTTGTTGGTGTAACATTAAGTCCGGGCGATATTAAACTTTGTGAAAGCAAAGGTCATGTTGTTAAACCATATGATTTAACCTTCTTACCACAAAAAGACGGTTACTATGATGAAAGTGTAGACTTTATCTTCTTGCGCCATGCACTGGAACATAGTCCATACCCAATCTTTTCATTAATGGAATACAATCGTATTCTAAAGCAAGGTGGAAAGATTTATATTGAAGTTCCTGCTCCAGATTGTGACCGTAAGCATGAAACTAACTTGAATCACTATAGCATTTTAGGTTCTACTCAGTTAGCCGCATTGATTGACCGTACTGGATTTACTATTAATGCGTTCAATACACTAGAATTTGATTTAGCAGTAGGGCAAGATGAAGAAGGCAATAAAATCGAAGCCAGAGAAAAATACTACTGCATAGTAGCAACTAAAACTCGCCCTTTAGATATCAAATAATCCGATAAATACATCATGTCCTTTGATGTATGGAAACAAGCTAAAATAATGAACGGATTTGACAAACTCAAATCTGTCCCTTCACGTCAAGAAAACCTCGATACTACATTAGAAGATTTAAAGAAACTTAGTGGAATTACTCCGCAAATTATCGGTGAAGAAAGCAATATAAGTATTACTGGAAACGAAAAAGGTCGACTAATGCGTGAACATAACATCAAACCAGGTACTCCCGAGTGGTTTCAACTATGGTTCAGTAAACCATATTTGACTGGCGAAAAGCCTATAGGAAAATAACATGTCACTAAACGGAATATCAACATTATCAACTAAAGAATTAAGACAAAAAGCTAAACTAGATTTAGCGTCATCCGATAGATTAGCAGTATCTAATCCTAGAGTCTATTATGATATTACGCAATTACCAACACAGTATTCTGACAATGATATAGTAGATAATACTAATACTGATGGATTGGTTGCGGGACGTCCTTGGATAACCTCCCAGGTATATACAGGCTTGACTTTTACATATGGTCAAGCTACAATCAGCTTTACACTAACCAACGGAGTTTTTAGTAATATTACCTGCCCATATGGTGCCGGTGGCTATTCAGCCAGCAGTGGTCAATTAACTATGCCTGGTAATCAACTCATTGGGGGAACTAGTCCTGCCAATGATATAGTATGGAACTATGTGTGTGCAGCCAACAATGGCGTTATAACAGGATTTACATATAGTTCAGGTAATCCTTGGACAGGATCATACTCTATAGTAACATCAGGTCAACTATTATACATTGATGCCGGCGACACTAGTAGTTATTCTGGCTCGGGGACAACTTGGACGGACCTTAGCACATATCAAAACGATGCCACTTTGACCAACAGTCCATCTTTTACCAGTGCCGGTACAGCAAGTTATTTTAGTTTTAATGGTACTAACCAGTATGCTCCGGTGACCACATCTAAAATGAATGTCACTTACACAGGTAAGACTACAATGTTTGCAATTAGAACTGTCAATGCCAACACCGGTAATGCTACTTATCGTAACTTGTTTGGTGGCAACGGTAATAATCGTAATTTCAATACCTACATGTATCATGTGTCCGGAAGCACTTGGACAATGCATTTCAGCACCGGTCCTAGTAGCCCGTGGGCCAGCACAGCATCCGCATCTTTCACTGTGACAGATAACCAGTGGATAGTCGTAGCCGCAACACAAACCACTAGTGGAGTAGTGACTTATTATATTAACGGACAACAGATAGGCA